CTAACCATTTGATTTCCCTGCTTGGTGCGGGGACGAAAATTCTAGGTGCGGGGACAGTGCGTTCGCTGCTTGTTTCGCAAGCCGAGCCTTGTTCGCCTTCCTTACATACAGCGCTGCCATCTTTGGCGACTTCCACCCATACATTGCCGCCAACTGGAACTCGTTCGCGCCGTTCTCTGCCGCGAAAGTTGCTCCCGCCTTTCTGAGGCCGTGCGCACGGCCTGGAACGCTCGCGTCCGCGCATTGCTCCCCAAACCATGTTCCGAATGATTCCTTGACCCATGGTCGCCCATGTGCCGTGACGAGGAACGCAAGGTCGCCTGTCGGCGTAGCAGCGATGCTGTCGGCTAACGGCTTCAGAAGCGGTATTACGATCTCTGCGCCATTCTTCGATGCCCGGTAGGTAATCACACCGTCGCGAACGTGCTGTTTGCCCAGCTTAACCGCATCGCCACGACGTAGCCCTGTGTAGAGCATGAGATCCATCGCAAGGCGAGCGCGCGTGCCGACCGCGTGAAAGGCGTGGAAGCGCTGAACCTCCTCAACAGTCCATGTGTGGTGTCCATCGCTCTCCGGCATGGTTGCCTTGACCTTTGCCGCTGGATTGTCATCCATGTAGCCGGCATCGACTGCCCATGTGCAAAGCTGACTCATGATCTTTACGAAATTGACTGCGGCAAAAGGGGTGGCCTCTCGGCGCACCTTGCCTGCACTGATCATCTTCGCAGTAATTTCCGAAATCAGGACTTCGCCGCCTGTCTCGCAAATTTTGTCCAAGACGCGAGCCCGCATTTTCTGCGTCTCGGGCGCTAGGTTGAGGAACCGACCTGATTCTTTGTACTGACCTACGAGCCACTTCATCGTGCCCTTGTGGGCTGTAGGCGTCTCGTCCTTTGGCTTCCCGCGCTTGGCGTTCTCGTAGTCCCGAAGCCACAAAGGGCTCTCATATTCGCCACGCAGTCGCACGCGTGGTCCGTCTCCACGGCGGAAGTACCAGACAACTGTCTCGTGTCTGGTGACTTCCCTCTGGACGTATGGCAGGCGTTTGCGGGGCATGTCTGGCATCAGAAATAGCCTTTTGGCTTTTCGTCAACCTCGGCTGTCAGGACCTTGAGCAAATCGGAATCGGCTGGCACCAATTGCACGACGACATCCCCGATCTTCACAACTGGGATGTAGCCCGCCTTCGCTGCCCCCTTACAGATTGCCGTCACCTGCTTTTGCTTGATGGCGAGCGCCCGCGTCATCGCGCCTCTTCCTTCTGTGCGATGGGGGCGGGGCGGGCGAGGTTGTATGTATTCTCCGGCTGTCCATTCGGCTTTACGACCCAGTGTTCAGAAACCCACGTTGTGATGCCATTTGCGTGCATCTTTGACGTGAATTGGCGATGAACCATGCGGAGCCAAACCCATCCACGGTCCGGCACAAAAACAGGCCTCCACGCAAACCATGGGTGGACCGAATGATAGTAGACCGGGAAACCGTCATCGAACGGGTATTCCGTCTCCACCCTATTCATTTGCATCTCCTGATGGGGAGGGGACGGACAGAAGTCCGAGCCCGTTTGAAGCGGCGCGCCGCAGGTCAGCAACCGCTGCCGCTCCTGCCGCCATCAATGTCGTGCCGTTCGACGGTGACACGCCTTCTGACCCATCAGGCCGAATGAACCTGATCTTGCCATTGACGAACAGGATGGCATCGGCCTTGCGTGCCGCTTCTTGCCACCAGGGCGCAGAGGTCCGGTCAGGCGTCAGCGCGATACCGTGGCCATGGGTGAAGAACTTGTCGAGCCATGGTGTGAGGCTGTTGCGTCCACCAAATGGAGGATTCATCCAGACATAGCCGAACCAGTCCTGATCGAGAGAATTGGCAGCGATGAACTGCCGGGCCGGAACGTTCGTAACTCGTTCGACAGGGTGCGCGACATCGAGGTCAAACGAGCAGCCAAGCGCCTCAAAGACATATGCCGGCGTGTACCACTCGTCAGACGCGCCAGCGGTTTCCCAGTGGCTCATGCTCCATCTTCCTTATCTATACGGGAGGGAGGAGCGGGGATGAGTATCTGGCGCGTTTCATCTAAGAGCGCTGAGAACTGGTGGCTCTTCTCCCAGCCAACTGCCCGTCCGCCCTCTTCGATTAGGCGATCCATCGCCTCCATGGCGACATACCGCTCAAGTCGAGACAGCGCCGCCTCCAGTTCAGCAATTCGCCGATCCTTGGCATCGAGGGCGTCGATGATCTCGTCGATGAAGTTGGCCTGGATGCCGCACTCTTGGCAGGTGAAGGACGATGTTGCCTTTCGCAGCCATTCGTCGCGCAGGCGCTCGCGCATGTCAGCCATTCTCTGCCTCCTGAGAGAGAAGGGCGCGACCGGCTGGCGTGAAATGGACCTCGCCAAGCTCTCGGCGCAGCCAGCGTTTGTGTAGCCCGATGGCAATGGCTTCTTGCTCAAAGTCGTCATCGCGCGTGGCGTGGATCCATCCGCGCGGCACAAAACGGCTGAGCCAGTCGATATGCCGCTGCTTCGGTGTCAGCTTCATTTGCTTGGCTCCTGGGAGAGTGCGCGGAGGGCTGACGCGAGCGTGTCATGCTGGATGACGAGCGGATGATTGACGAAAGAGAACTCGCCATACCCAACCGCATGGACAGGCTTGCCACTGGCAAGGGCCGCGCCAGCTTCAATGAACGCGCCTTTGAGAACTTCGCCCGGCTCGCGGTAAAGCAGGATCACATCGGCCTTTGACGCCTCACCAACGCAGCGGCGCCATAGGTCTGTGAGGCATTTGGTTTCGCCGGCTCCTGCCTCGTCTATCCATGTCGAGTTGATCGACCAGCCAGCAGCGCGCAAATCCCGCCACTTCGAAGCATGTGCTGTTTTGCTCGCGGCGTAGACGATAAGCCCGCGCAGCCGCTCCACAAGGTCTGTGTCGGTCATGCTGCTGACCTCCCGAAATCGGTGTTGACATATAGGGCCAATGGCCCTATGTTGGCAGCAACAGGATCGGAGTTGCCGCCATGAACATCGACGCTTTCCTCGCTGAACAGCTTGCTCGTCCGATTACCCATCGAGTTGTCACGACGTATGCCGACGGCCAGACCAAGAGCCACGACACGCGTGGCGCTGCTCAGGCTGAGAATTGGGCGATTGGCGAGCGCCGGAAGGTCGGTCGCGATCTCATCGACCGCGAAACTGGCGCGACGGTTCGCGTTGTGTCGGTCGAGATTGCCGCTCTCGCATGACACCGGCAGAGCTTGAAAGGCGAGCCTCGGCCCTGTTCGGGCCGGATTGGCAGTCCGCCCTTGCGCGGCGTATCCGCGTTGACCCGCGAACCGTTCGGCGCTGGAAGGCTGGGGATCGCGAGATCCCCGAATGGCTGGACGTGATGTTGGAGTTGCTGGAGCGGTGATCATGCCGCCTCCTGCATCTCAACCGCGTCGCGGATCATCAGGCCGATGACTTCGGCCATTCCGGGCGGGTTACTGTCGCCAAGGGCTTCAATGCGCTCTACGCGCCCCTTGCTGCGGCCTCGGTCCATTTCGCCGGCAGATCTAGCATCCACTCGTAGAGTTCCGAGCTTACCCGCGTCCCAAGCACCTCGGGCATCTGCTGACCTCTTGACGCGATCAATCGCGGATGGTCCCGCTTTCCAGGCGATCTCCAGTCCCTGCAAGCTGGTGCAGGCAAGGATGAACACGCGCCGACGTTCATAAGGCGCACCAATGTCGCGAGCTTCGAACTCAAATCGAGCGACGTGTCGGCCAGTATCAACGAGATCGTGAGCGACTTGGGCTTCCCACTCCGCATTGCCGGTGGGCTGCTCCACGACAACCCAGGGAACGTCGCCTTCTTCGACGATGCGGAGCATTTCGGGCCAGAGGCTTTCGCCGGAGCGGTATCCGTGAATAGCGGAAGCGACACTTGTCTGTTGGCAGGGAGGCCCGCCGAAGGCGATGTCTGCGCGCACGCTGGACCCGTCGAAGGTTCGAACGTCGTCATGAATGGGCGTCTCCGGGAATTGTGCAGCGAGCACCTGCCGCCGGGCGGGGTTGAACTCGACAAACTGGATGGTCTGGTGGCCGGCGCGGTGCATGCCGATGGCGTGGCAGCCGACACACGAAAAGAGGTCAAGGACGCGCAGCATCTACTCGCCCTCCGTCGCCGTCTCTTGGCCTACTGGAGAAGAAGAGCGGAGGGCAGCGTTGCAGACCGCATCGAAATCGCACCCGCAATCAGGATGTGCGCACGAAACAGGCGGGTCGCGCATCACGCTGATTGCGATCTGCTTCATCATCCCCAGCAATGCCGGCAAGTGATACTTGTCGCCCAGCTTCCAGCCGTTGCCGGTCACGATGTGCCGCGCGCGACTTTCGATCTCCGCTTCGGTCAGGTCGTCGATATGGCCAAGAACCTGGACTGGCCGGGCGCGGACGAGATTGCCGAGAAGATGGAGGCTCAGGCTTCCGGGCAATTGCCGCCACAGGTTCAGCAGCAGATCGAAGCCGGCAAGAAGGAAATCGAGCGGCTGACGCAGGAAAATCAGCAACTCAAGTCCAACGCGGCTTCGGACGAAGCAAAAATCCAATCGAACGAACGCATGAAGACGCTCGAAATCGCAAGCGACGAGCGTGTTGCGATGTTCAAGGCGGACTCGGACGCGAGAGTTGCCGCCTACAAAGCCCAGATTACAGCCGAGGCGCAGGCAGTGCGTCCGGTCGTCGTGAATTCGGCCCAGCCAAGGGCCTGATCATCCGCGCCACGTTACGGCGCTCAATAGCACCAACCGACGAGGAGTGCGCCGCATGGAAGGCGAACAGGAATCTATTGCCCAAGTAGAACCGGAGACCCCGGCAATCGAACCGGAGATGGAGCCCGAACAGCCCGTAAGTCTCGATGATGGCAACGAGCCAGAAGTCGAGGCGGAACAGCCCGAGGACGACGGCGAGGAATTTGACTGGAACGGTCAGAAGGTTCGCGGTCCGAAAGGCTTGAAAGACGGTGTGCTGATGCATGCCGACTACACCAAGAAGACGCAGGATGTTGCGGCTCGTGGTCGGGAACTGGATGAGCGGCAAGCCCGCTTGGACCAGCAATTCCAGGCTAGCGACGAATATCTTGACGCCCGCGCCGACCTCCGCACCGTCACGAAGGAACTGGAGCGGTTCAAGGACTTCGGGTGGGCCGAATATCAGGCCTACCGCCTTCAGGACATCATCGCTGCTGATGAGGCCTGGAACTACAAGCAGCACCTTTCCCAGCAGCACAACCAACTGACGGCCACCCTTTCACAGCACGACAACCAGCGTAGTTCCGAGGCGCAGCAAGAAGTTGCCAAGCGCATGAACGAAACGCAGGCGTACGCGCAGAAGAACATCAAGGGCTGGACCACCGAGACCGACAAACAGGTGATCGACTTCGCACTGTCCAAAGGGGCAACCCCACAGGACATTACGCGGCTGATGAACCCTCTCGTTTACGAGATGATCTACCTGGCCCGCATCGGTCAGCAGACCCTTAGCAAACCAGCCTCCGCAGCAAAACCAGCACCCACCCAGCCGGCACCTTTGAAGGTCGTCGCGGCCAAGGCGAATCCGTCTATCCGCAAGTCCCTCGGTGAGATGTCGATGGATGAGTACGCCGCTGCCCGCCAGGCAGGGCGTGGAGGCTAAGCCTCACCCCGATTGAGCGTCGTGATGACGCCCGGTCCCAGCGCGGCCAAGAGCCGCCCGATGGAGCATTCTTATGCCCAATTCCGTGCTTACCGCGAGCATCATCGCCAAAGAAGCGGTGATGATCCTCGACAACGAACTCGTCATGGCCAAGCGGGTCTTCCGTGGCTACGAAAACGAGTTCGACAAGAAGGTCAACGGCTACAAGGTCGGTGACACCATTACCATCCGCAAGCCGACCGATTTCACCGTCCGCGACGGTGCCGTACTGTCCGCTCAGGATGTTGTCGAAGGCTCGACCACCATCACCGTCAACAAGCGCAAGGGTGTCGACTTCGCGTTCTCGTCCCAGGACTTGACGCTGAAGATCGGTGAACTGTCCGAGCGTGCGATCAAGCCGGCGATGGTGCAGCTTGCCAACCAGATCGACACAGATCTGATGGCCCTTTATGCCGATATTCCCTCGTGGGTCGGCACGTCTGGCCAGAAGATCGATTCCTACGCTGACTTCGCCAAGGCTCCCGAGCGCATGGACGAATACGCCAATCCGACCGACGGTCGTGTGGCGGTCCTGTCGCCTTCGGACCAGTGGGGCCTCCTGGGCTCGCAGACTGCTCTCTTCATGCAGGACGTGGCCAAGGGTGCCTATCGCAAGGGGTCGCTCGGCGAGATCGGCGGCGTCGATACCTACATGTCGCAGCTCGTCCCGACCCATACGGCCGGCACACGCACCAACGGCACCATCGGCGCTTCGATCACCTCGGCCACCATCACCTATGCGGCAGTCAAGGACACCAACGTCCAGACGGTTTCGATGGCCGGCCTCGGCACGACCAACACCGTCAAGAAGGGCGACGTGTTCACCATTGCCGGCGTCTTCGCCGTCAATCCGGTGACCAAGGCTCGCCTGCCGTTCCTGAAGCAGTTCACCGTGACTGCCGATGTGACAGCATCGGGTGGTGCCGCTTCGGTGGTGATCTCGCCGGCCATGATCTGGACGGGTGCCTTCAAGAACATCGACACTGCCCTTTCCGACCTGAACACTCAGGTTGTGACCTGGCAGTCTGCCGCGTCCGCTCAGGACCGCCAGAACATGGTGTTCACGAAGAATGCCTTCGCACTCGTCACTGTCCCGCTCGTCTCGCCTCCGGGCGCCGTCGACGTGGCCCGCGAGAGCTACAAGGGCATCAACGTGCGTGTCATCCCCGTCTATGACGGCGTGAACGACGTCAGCTCGTGGCGTCTCGACGTTCTCTATGGTTGCAAGACCATCGACCCGCGTCTCGCCCACCGCGTCAGCGGTTCCTAAGCATGATCGGGGCCGTCCTTCGGGGCGGCCCTCTTCTTTTGCGAGGTGGTCATGCCGACTTACGCTGATCTCAAGACCGATGTCATTGACTGGATGGCACGTGGTGAACTCTCCGGTTCGGCGGGCAAGTTCATCATGCTTGCAGAGGCGCACCTCAACCGCGAAATCCCTGCTGTCGAACTCGACACCGTTCTGGCCGGCACACCCGATAGCCGCGACCTGGACATTTCAGCGCTTAGCGTTGAGTCCCCGATTTCGCTGTTTCTGATCGATCCGAACACCAGTGGCGAACTGGAGTTGACCGAGAAAGCCCCGGGCACCTTCGCCTATCAAGACATCTCGGGCAGGCCCCGCTATTGGGCAAAGTCCGGAGACACCATCCGTTTCGACTGCCCGGTAGACCAGCCTTATGGGTTCCGCTTCTGGTTCCGGCAGAAATTCGCCCTTTCGGACGCCGCCCCCACCAATTGGCTGCTGACGAACCACTATGACGTCTATCTCGCGGCCTCAATCGTCTGGGGCGGTGTCTATGTGCGGGGGCAGGCGTTGGCCGCCACTCACACGGCCATTCTGGACAGTGCGATCCCGTCATTAAAGACCTCCATTGCACGCTCCAAGAGGGCTCGTCTGACGGTTGACCCGGCGCTCCAGGCAATCAGCCGGCGCATCATCTACACGGGGACGTTTCAGTGATCCCCTTCGCTCCGTTCGAACCGGACAAAGGGCCGTTCTCTGCCACGTCCTGTGACAGCGCATTGAACATTCTTCCGACCGCGATGGGTTGGGGGCCAATGCCTCAGCTTTCCGACCTGTCAGCCGCGCTTGGCGGGCAATGCTACGGCGGGTGGTGGTATCGCAACACGACCGGATCGTTCGGCTTCATCGCCGCGACCAAGACCAAGATCTACCGCCTTCAGTCGAACGGCACATGGACGGACATTTCGAAGGGTGGCGGCTCCTATACAGGGCCGGATACCAGCGACTTGTGGCAGGCTGAACGGTTCGGCACCAAGATCTACCTGACCAACCTCAATGACCCGCTCCAGGTGCTCGATGTCGATACCGGGACAGCATTTGCGGATGCACCCGGCTCGCCACCGAGGGCGAAATACATAGAGACAGTGGGAGATTTCCTCTTCCTGGCGTTCCTAAAGGTAGGTGCCGACGTTTTCCCGCAAGACTGGCAGCACTCGAAGATCAACGATCCGACGAACTGGACGGTTACGGGCAACGCAGGCGATAGCGACCGTCAGCAGATCGCGGACGGCGACGAGATTGTTGCGATCATGTCGAATATCGGTGGCGCGCGCATCATCCAGCGCCGTTGCAAGCGCCGGCTGATTTTCACACCGGGCGGCCAGTATTCGTTCCAGATGCAGGATATCGACGCCTCACGAGGTGCAATCGCGCCTCTGGCCGTCATCCCGTTCGGCGGCGAGGCGTATTTCTACCTCAACGAAACGGGCTTCTATGTGGGTGATGCTCACGAGCCAATCGGCGCTGAGCGTGTCGACGATTATTTCCTCAAGGACGTGAACCTCGACAGGCTCGGGGAAGTGCAAGGCATAGCCGATCCGTCGCAGAAAATCGTGTGGATCAGATATCAGGACCAGAACAATGCCTACAAGCTCTTGGGCTGGCACTGGCAATTGAATCGTTGGTGCCGGGCCGATGCAGCGCCGATTGTTCTGGTGTCCGCCGTCTCGATTGGTGCGGTCCTGAACGATCTGGACGCCTATGGCACTCTCGATCAGATCAATATTCCGCTCGATAGCCGGCAATTCAAGGGCGGCCGTATTACCTTCGGCGCGTTCACGGCAGCAAACAAGCTGGCCCTGTTCGCAGGGTCGCCGGCAGCTGCAATCGCAGAGACCACAACAACCGAGTTGACGCCCGATAGCGGGTCGTTCGTGAGCGGTGCGCGGCTCAAGTCGGATGCGGGCAACTACACCATGCAGGTGGGTTCCGCAGTTTTGCCAGAGACCCCGATTTCGTGGTCATCGGCAAATACGAGATCGAGCAGGACGGGACTGGTTCCTTTCCGCTCAGACGCCAGATTGCATCGTTTCCGCGTGACCATCGCAGCGGGTTCCGAATGGAGCCATCTGCATGGCGTGAGCCCGGAATTCCAGCCTTCGGGGGATGCGTGATGCACCCGACTCAAGTTGACGCCATAATGCGCGAAACGATGGGGCGGATTGCGGCGAACCATCCACCTAAGCAGGAGCAGCGTGTCGTTCTCGTCCCGACACACATGATCGACCAGATATGGCCGCAGGTGGTGGGCGGCTTTCAGAAGGCCTCACGCCGCTCCGGTGGTGATTTGACTGTGGGTGACCTCTGGGTCGGCTGCCGGTCTGGCCACTGTTACCTGTTCATCGTCCATGAGGGCGACGACGTGAAAGCCGCCACGATCTGGAAGCCGGAAACCTGGCAGTCGGGGGGCAAATTCCGCTGCATGGCACTGTTCGGCCAGGGCATGGCCGACTGGATGCCTGAGTTGCACGCAATGGTCAAAAGGGTCGCCCGCGATTGTGGAGCTACCGCTCTCGTAGCTGAGGGCCGCGAGGGCTGGCGGAAGGTTTTCCCGCACACCCGCAAGATACGCACGCTTTACGAGGAGCCTATCTGATGGGCAGCAACAGCAAGCAGACGCAGACGACCACCAACGAGCCGTACAAGTCGGCTAAGCCGCTCTACGATCAGGGTATGGGCGATGCTCTCAACCTGTACAAGCAGAACAAGCTCGTCCAGCCGAACACCATGAACACGGTCGTTCCCTATGCCCAGCAGACGACGCAGGCAATGGGTGGTCTGAATGCGCTCGGCACGGCCAATACAGGCGGGCAGGGGCTTTCCGGTCAGCTTCAGAGCATCATCAACAACGGCGGCTACAACGACAACCAGCAGACCGCATTGAACGGCATTCGCGACACAGCAACGGGCACGTTCGACATCAATTCGAACCCGGCCTATGCCGAAGTCAGGCAGCGCGCCATGGATGCCGCTGCTAACTCCTCGAATCTGATGGCATCGGGAGCCGGTCGTTATGGCTCTGGCACGCATCAGAACGCCCTTGCCAATGCGGTGGGTGGCGTTGCTGCCAACATGGACGTGGGCGAGTACCGCAACTGGCAGGATCGGCAGGACGCGGCACGCACACAACTCTTCAACGCCGGGCAGCAGGGTCAATCCAACCTCGGCAACGCCTATCAGGGCATGCAGGACGCTTACAATCCGCTGCTCCAGGTTGGATCGATGAATGAAGATCTGGCAGGCCGCACGCTGAACGATCAGCTTCGCATCGCCCAAGAGAAGTCGAACGCACCCTTGGCCAATATCCAGGCTCTTCAAGGCATTGCGTCGGGCGCTGGCAATCTCGGCTCGTCCACGGCCACAGCGCAGGGGCCCAATAGCACCTTGTCGAACATTGCGGGCGCGGGCCTCGGTGGCGCAAGCCTGCTCTCCAACGGTGGAAAGAAGCTCTGATGGGCAGCTCTGGCAAGACACCCACAAATCCGAGCGCAGCGGCCTCGCCGACGCCACAGCAGCCGACAACGACCATGCAGCCGTTCATGCCCGGCATGCAGCAGGCTTTGGCCGATCAGCTCGCCATGGGCTACGGCCAGCAGCCGGCAGACCTCATGGCCTATCTGTCCAGCATCTATAGCCCGATGGCGCTCCCAGACTATTCGCGGCCTGCCAGCACGCCAGCACCGACCACGGGCGGCGGAACGCCTGTCAACGGCGGGAATAGGCCTACTGCCCCGAACAAGTACCCAATCCCCGGGCGAAGGAGCAATGACTGATGGCCTCTCTGCTCGACTATCTTCGCCCCCAGCAGGCCCAGCAGCCCGGCGCAATGCAGCAACAGGGCTTGTTCGGCCAGTTGCTCAATCCGTCTGTTGCCCTGCCGATGGCGGGTGCTCTTCTCGGCAATCAGGGCAACGCGGCCAACTTCGGCAATGCGTTCTCTGCGGCCGGCCCGGCGCTTGCCCAGCAGAAGCTTGAAGCCCAGACGAACAAAACCGGCGACTGGCTGCGGCAGCAGGATCAGCGCTATGGCGACATGCTCGACAACGGTTTCCAGCCGCGTGAGGTCTACGACCTGTATCTGCAGGAGCGGAAGGCGCAGACGGCTCAGACACCGTTCCAGGCGCGAGCCGCCGCCGCCCAGCAGTACGGGCTTGATCCTAATTCGCCAGAAGGGCGCCGGTTCATCTTGGCTGGCGATCTATCTGGCGGCTCCAACGCCAATCTGCCTACCTCGATTCAGGAATTTGAGCGTGCACAGAACGACCCCGAGTTCAAAAAGTGGATGACCACCGGCAAGGGGCGCGATTCCTCGCTGATGGCTGGGGACAGGCAGGCCGTCCGTGAAGCCGAAGACGCCGCACAGGCCAGTCAGAACACAATAGATATGCTCGGCTCGGTTCTGAATGAATCGAATGGTCCGGGCACATCACTCAATGATCGAGCCGGCTATGGCGCAAGCGCTACCAAGCAGGCTTGGCTTGCCAGAAACGACCCGACCGGCTTCTTCGATGATGCCAAGGGTGAGGCTACAACCGAACTCAGCAACGTCGTTTTGGGGCAGGCACTCTCCAGCCTCAAGGCCATTTTCGGTGCGGCACCGACTGAGGGTGAGCGCAAAATCCTCGTAGATCTCCAGGCCTCCGTCGATAAGACACCCAACGAGCGCAGACTCATCATTCAACGGGCGATCGATCTGGCTAAGCGCCGGCAGGCATTCAACATGGATCGTGCGAATGAGCTGCGCGGCGGCACCTACTACCAGCCAGGTGGCGGCTACAATCCGCAGGGTGGCGGCAACGGCGCTGACCCATTGGGAATTCGCTGATGGCCAACATGATGGGGCCTCCGCTCCTTAGGCCATTCAACCCGAACGAACGCCGCCCAAACCCTGATGGCTCATATTCGACCGAGATCACCACGACCTGGCAGCTACCCGATGGCCAATGGGCGAATGTCCCGTCGCTTTGGATGGGGCCACAGGGGCCGGTTGAGTTCAACCCGGATGATGAGGACAGCATCATGACCTCCATGCGGAACCTTGAGCAGATCAACGGGCCGTCGTTCCAGCGCTTTCCAAGCGTCCAAGCGGCAGAAGCGGCCGCGCAGGCACGGTCACAGGCTGGAGGTGCTGGGGCAAATCGCGGAACAACGATTGCGGATATCCGCGCGCAGTTTCCGCAATATCAGGATCTCAGCGATCAGCAGTTGGCCGACGCCATGCACCGCAAGTTCTATGCGGACATGCCGCGCGACGAGTTCAACGCCAAGATCGGGCTCAAGCAGCCGAATGGCCATAGCGCGCCTGAATATGTTCCGCCCGGTGTCGAGAACTATAACCCCGAAACGGGCATGGTCGAAAAGCAGTACGGCAAGGCGGGTTCGGCTGCCATGGGTGCGGCAGACGCGACCACGTTCGGCTTTGGCGATGAGCTTGCATCTACGCTAGCGGCGGGGATTGAGGCGTTGCCTGGTCGCAGCGGCATGAGCCGTTCGCAGATCCTCGCCCAGATGCGGGGTAATGCCGAAGATGCGCAGACGCAAAACCCCGGTTCGTATCTGGCCGGTCAGGTTGGCGGCGGTGTTGCTCAGGCGCTCGCAACAGGCGGCGGCGGGTTTGCAGCCAATGCGGCGCGTACAGGCGGCGGTCTCGGTCGGGTAGCACTCGGAAGCGGTCTTGATGGGGCGGCCTATCTAGGCTTGCAGGGCGCCGGCAGCGGCACGGACTTGGAGAGCAGGGCTAAAGAGGCCGGATGGGGGGCGGTAACCGGCTTCGGCACTGGCTTGGCGGCCCCCATCATTATGGCCGGTGGGTCCAAGGTGGTTCAAAAAGTCCTGTCACCGTTCACGGCTCCTAGCGAACTGACAAACGCAACAAAGGTTCTGGCAAGTGAGGGCGTCCCACTGACTGCCGGCCAGCAAACCGGCAGCAAGGCGCTGCGCTATGCCGAAAGTGAAATCGGCGGTCAGGCGGCGGCAGACATCATCGACAAGCAGGGACGCGCCTTCACCGACGCTGCCATGCGCAAGGCCGGCGGCTCGGGGCTGGCCGATCCTGAAAATCTGGCGGCCCTGAAAGGGAAGCTAGGCAAGGGCTTTGAGTATCTGTCGTCGAGGAATTCCCTGAAGATCGATCAGGGTTTGGTTGATGATATGAACCGCGCCCGCAACGAGTATGCCCGCGTTCTTCCATCCGACAAAAAGGCCATTTTCCAGAGCCTTGGCGACGATATTATTGAGCGCTTCCGAGCAGGCAAGAACGCGATGTCGGGCAAGGATTATCAGACGATCCGCTCCCGCCTGTCGCGCATGTCGAAAAACTATCGCAATAGCGACAACGAGTTTTCGGATGCGATCCGGGGGCTTCGTGATGCCCTCGACAATGGCATGGAGCGTTCGATCCTGCCGTCTGACAAAAACGCCTGGAGTGCCCTTCGTCGTCGCTATGGCAATTACAAGGTACTGGAGAAGGCGGCGAATGGGGGCGGCGAAGACGCCGGCATAGGAATCATCTCACCAGCACGTCTGCGCATGGCGGCCTCGTCAGGCAACCAAAGTGGGTTTGTGACTGGCAGAAGCGACTTCACCAAGCTTGCAAAGGCAGGGCAGGCAGCAATGACCCCGCTGCCCAACTCGGGAACCCCCAGCCGACTAGCTGCCCGCAATCTCGGAGCCATGGCCCCCTCGCTCCTTGGTGCGAGCGCTGGCGGTGTTTACGGGGCGCAGGACGGCGGTGGTTTGCAGGGTGCAATCACTGGCGCTTTCGCCGGCTTCATTGCGCCGCGCGCTGTCGGCAAGCTGATGATGTCGAAACCGGGGCAGCGCTACCTTGCGAACCAGTTGATGCGCAGTGGCGCAATGACTGCCGAAAAGCGCGCGCTGATCAACGCTATTCTGACCTATAGTGGGTCAGCGGCGACCAGCCGCCTTGCGCCATGATTCCGGCACTTCGTTACCGGTGATCTCCATCCCCCATATGACGAGAACACCCATGGTGACCCCGCCAATGGCTACAGATGGCCAATCGAACTCGTAGAAATAAAGATACCACACCCACAATAGTACAACGGCAGGCCAAGCGACCCACCAAATGGCCATGGTCTGCCGTTTCTCGTGCGGATTGTGATCGATGACAGGCGGTTCGTCGCGTTCGCTCATTCCTTCAGAATCTACCACACGGTGAGGCGCATTGGCAAACCAACGCGATTTCAACGATTTCGTTGACACGATCATAGGCGAGGCTGGCGGCGAAGGCCGTCGCGGCATGATTGCCGTCGCCAGCGTGATCAACAATCGTGCGACCGTGCGTGGCCAGACTGTGGGGCAGGTGGTTCGTGCCCCCAATCAGTTCGATGGCTACTCCAAGCCCGGCAGCGCCGCCAAGAAGGCGCAACAGAATGCACGGACGCGGGCCGAAGCCGAAAGGATCGCTCGCGACGTTCTCGCCGGAAAGATCGAAGACCCGACTGGCGGTGCCGATCACTTCTATTCCGGTGCGAATAAGCCCGGATGGGCCAGCAAGATCGCCAAGACTGTCGATATCGGCGGCCACAAGTTCTATCAGTCACCACAGGCGGCCTCGAAGCTCGGGAGTGCCGTCCGACAGGTGGCGAACACAGTTGGCAATGTTGCCGATGCTGTTACAGCCCCTGTGAGGCAGGTTGCGGCGGGTATCGGCAATATCGGATCTGCCCTGCGCACCGCTGCATTCCCGTCGTTTTCCGCTCCAATTGCCCCGTCTCGCCCGGCCCTTGACGTTCCCGGCGGTTATGATCTGCCCTCGCGCCCCGTAGCCGACATTGGCTATCGCATGGGGCCAATGCGGCCCAACCCGCCGTCGCTGGATCTGGTCAACCGCATTCAGACTGCGGCGACCGATGTTCTGGGCCCCAATGTCCGCGTCGACGTGATTTCGGGGCAGGGTCAGTACGGTTCGAGCCGTCACCGCGACCCGAACGGCATCGCTGCCGATGTGAAGGTCTTCGACAAGGCCACCGGCAAATATGTGACCGACCAGCGCTCCATGATGGACGTTGCGCAGGCGTTTGCGGCTCAGGGCGGGAAGGGTGTTGGTTACGGCCCCGAGTACATGGGCAATGCGACCATGCACCTCGATACCGTCACGCCTGGAAAAGGGCAGGACTACGAGTGGGGCAGCCTCGGCAACAGGAACGCCGGGCTTCTGGCATCGGCACGCAATAGTGCCCTCATGCCGGCTTCCTACTATGATCGGAACCTGCCTCAGACGATGCAGGCCCCGGCTTCTCGCCCCGGTGCGGCCGATACGATGATGGCAGCCCCGCTTGGGAAGGTAGAGCGCGCACCTTTGCAAGCCGCCGCACCTCGTGCGCCTGATGCGGCACGGTTCGGCTATGACACAAACCCGAACCCGGAGCGGTTCGGCCCAAGAGCGCCAACGGCCACCGCCAAGGCGGACAGGTTGCCGTCCAAGTCTATTCCTGAGCCCAATCCGGCTCGATTTGCCTATGATGTGAACCCAACGCCAGCGCCATCCAGCCTTGGGCTTGTGACGCCCGCAGCGGCAGCACCTGCACCAAACGCCGGAATGAGCCTCGCCCAGCAGTATGCAAGCTATGGCGCGGGAAGGGTGCAGAACCCGACGCCCGCCTTGAATGCCATGCTCTCGCCTACGGTTGGACCGATGGCCCAGACGCAGTTGATGCCGCCCGGCGCAACCATGCCAACATTCGTCCCGGCCCAGCCTGTCGCGCAGCCTGTTCCTACCGCTCCAAGGGTCATGACGCCGAACCAGCGCATTGATCAGGCGTTCAGGACGAGCGCCCTTCCGGCACCGCCGCAGTACACCGCTGCCGATGTCTACGCGGGCCGGGCTAACTCAGGCGTGGCGACAGGTGGCAACACCGTCAACCGCGATCAGTTCGGCAATACCAGCGTCACCAACAAGTACGGCGTGACAACCACAACTGGCCCGAACGGACAGCAAATGGCCTCGTCCGGGCCGGGCGTTGCAGGGCCGTTGGGCGGGCAAGGCATCCAAACTCCATCGCCTCCGAGCGACTTCGGCAACAAGGTTCGTGGTGGCATTGGGACTGTGGCGGGTGGGGGGCTCGGAGGTCTTCTCGCTGGCCCGGTTGGAGCGGCCCTCGGAGCCATCGTCGCGGGCGATCTTGCCAAGGGCAGAAACCCGCTCGACCGGCTCGGGATCGGCACATTCAACATGCCGGTTACCGATCAATTTGGCTTCACGACGCCGATGCGCTTTGCCAATCCGAAGGCAGGCGGACCGTTCCCGAACGCACCCGGATTCAATGCCGGCGAGTTCGCCAACAACCGTTCCGAGCGCTCCATGCGCGACATCTCCCCACAAGCCGCACGCGACATTGCAGGCGGCAAGGTTACCGGCCTCTTCTGACGAGGAAATCCCATGGCAAAGGCAGATGTGACGCAATGGGATTCCGTTGCGGCCAACAATACCGATATCAACTCCATCCCGATTGACGGCGCGGTCACGACCCCGTCTCAGGTGGACAACATCATCCGAGAGATGATGGCGCAGATCAAAAGCGGCATCTCATCCAGCTATTTTCTGCCGTCGAGCCCGACGCTTACAACCCCGGCAATCTGGGACACCAGTGCGACGCACAAATACGTTTGGGGTGTTGCAGAACTGCCGGCAAACCGGACGATCAATCTCCCGCTTCTCACGGCTGATGACGAGTTCGTATTTAAGGCGTTCACCCAGACACTTACGAACAAGACCTTCACCGACGCGACAACCGCGTTTCAGGACGACGGCGACAATACGAAGAAATTCAAGTTCGAGGCGTCCGGTATCACCACTGCGACCACTCGCACCTACACGATGCCAAATGCGAACGGCACTGTAGCCCTTCTCGAAACGCTGCCTTCGATCACCAGTACAGACGGGATCTCGGGATTGATCCTGGCGCCGGCCAACGGCGATTACATGCTGGTGGTGAAAGCCCCATTTGGCGGGACGATCACCGAAACCACGACCCGAAGTGTCTCTGGCACCTGCACGGCAACCTTTAAGATCAACACGACTGCCCTTGGTGGGACAGCAAATAGCGTATCATCTTCGGAGCAGAGCCAGGCTCAGGCATCGTCCAATGTCTTTGCCGCAGGTGATGACATCGTGGTCACGATCTCCTCCAATTCCAACTGCGTGAACATGTCCTTCACCATCAAATACACGCGGGTGGTCTAATGTACTATGTCGGCGTGATCGGCGGAGCTGGCTCCAGCATCGACTATAGCGAGCTTGCGCAGTCGTTGATGACAAAGGTCAACGATGACCGCTACACAGTGACGGGGTATTCCTTTGGCGCAGCAGACGGAGCCCGGCGCATCATCTGCCGAATCCATTGGGTCGAGGATAGCGGCCACTCGTCAGTAAGCAGCGTGACGATTGGCGGCGTATCCGCCACCATTCACGACCAGACCGGCCATTCGGGCGGCCTCACAGGATTCGGTATTGCGCTGGTGAGCGCGGTTGTCCCATCTGGCACCAGCGGGACGATTACCGTGTTCTTCGGCTCGACAACCGCAACAAGTGTCTATCTGTCTGGCGCCCGCGTGGTAGGACTGGCCAACAGTTCTCCAAGCAGCATCAACAAGGCCTTTTCGTCCAGCACCTCGACCAGCATTTCGACCAGCATTGATGTTCCGCAAGGCGGCATCATCTTCAGTGGCTTCACCTCCTCCACGAACGCAAGCAGCGATCCAGTCACTTGGGGAGGCATCGACCAAGTATATCAAAGCTCGATCACAGTGCGGGTGACTGGAGCAAGCCGTACCGGAATGAACGCCGAAACGGGCCGCGTCATATCGTGCAGCGTGACGACCCATCTGAATTCGGGCAACGGCATGGTTGCGATGTCTTGGGTCTAGAATATCTGCGTCCAGAACCGGGGATTGCGGACATCCTGGATTGATAAGCGGCTGATCATCATCTGGTTCAGATCGTAGGCTTCATCAGCATTGTTATCGAGAACCTTCGGGCCTTCGTCGGTTTCGATCAGCAGCACGACATGTGATTCACCGCCAGCAATGAGCACATAGGCGAAGTGCATTACCCCGCGTGGGAGGCCCATCTTGAGAAGGTGGGCATATTTGGTGAGTGCATAGTCTTCGCAATCGCCCTCGCTCGGGTCAAGCGACCATCTGTCCTCGCCAGTATCTCGCTTGTAAACGATCTGCCCGTTGATTGTCTTGTTGGCGTCGTCCAGGCGACTTTCCCAAAGGCGATAGTTTATCGGGGTGGTTGGTTCATGTACCGGGAGTGGTTCGCACTCAGCCGGATTGTCCATGCAGAAGTATGAAAACCCGATGGGCCAGACCCCGGAGCTTTCATTGAAAATATGACGTGGCGCAGCACTGGTGATTTCAGTGAGCGCTAATGTAGTAGCGACAAGAAGGGCGGCCCGCATGTGGAAAACATGCGCGTTGCTGACGCGATAATCAATAGCGCCAAGATTTTCCGGCATGCTTACCCATAGGTATAGCTAATGCAGCAATCTACGATCCCGGCAACTGATGCACCAAGCGATCTGTCCAAGGCACGCCTGGCTATTGTTGTCGGCAATCAGATCATGTCGGTTCCGGCTGACGGAATAGGCGCATCGTTCGGTTTCCAGCCAGCAGATGTGGCGCTGACCAGCTTCTCCGGGATTTCGTGGGTGGCGGGCGATATTCTGTATTTTACGGGTGTCGACACAGCGGCTCGGCTGGCGAAGGGGACAGAGAACCAGCAGTTGCGAATGAATGCCGGGGCGACAGAGCCGGAGTGGTTCACGCCGGCCGGCCTTGCGGCGTCCCTAAGCAGCATTGCTGGCGTGTCATGGGTGGCAGGCGATCTTGGCTATTGGAGCGGCACGAACACCGCCGCTCGGCTCGCGAAAGGGACAGCCGGACAGGTGTTGGCGATGAATGCCGGAGCGACGGCTCCTGTATGGCAAACGCTGAGCATCCCAACCCCTGACTACGCGGCCGGAAATGCGGCACTGGCTTATGGTGGGATTGGAACCTACGTGCTCGGCAGCCTTGGCTCCACGGCGATCTCACCGAACAGCACATACGCGGGCTCGGCAATCTCCGTTGCAGGCGCGCAAAATTTCTCGGCGACGAGCAATCCGGCTTCGCTTGCGACCGGCTCAACTCTGTCCGGCACATGGCGGGCAATGGCCACCGCCAGCAGTGGTGCAGGCACGCCAAACCGCAACCTCGGCCTTTTTCTGAGGATTTCGTGATGGAATTCAGGGGCGCTCGCTTCAACGTGTTCGGGACTATTGATCTTGAGATCAACGACCCCATCCATGGTTGGCTACCCTTCACGGCATCACCAGATGACCCGGAGGAATTCGGTCGGTCTGTTTTCGCAGCGGTTTCCAAGGGGGATGTTGCCGCTTATGTCCCGCCACCACCGGAGCCTGAGCCCGTCCCAGACCGCGTTACGGCGCGCCAGTTCAAGCTCCAGCTCCTCGCAGACGACATCCTTGACCAGGTCGAAGCATGGGTTGCCTCGCAGGGAAGGGCAATCCAACTCGCTTACGACAACAGCAGCGAGTTCGTTCGAGACGAGCCCATGATGCAAGCTGGTTTCCGCGCATTGGGGTTCCCGTCAGAGCAGATCACCGCCTTTTTCTCTGCCGCTTCCAAGCGCTAACCACTCCACAATCTGAGGATCCACCCATGAAGCTAGTCGCAAACTGGCGCGATGTCCTGCGCCATGCGTGGAGCGTGCGCCTGCTGATCCTGGCTGGCGTCCTGTCGGGTATCGAAGTCGCCCTTCCGTTGCTCGATGGTCTCCTTCCTATCCCTCAGGGCGTGTTCGCGGGCCTGTCCGGAATTGTCGTCTGCGGCGCGTTCGTCGCCCGTTTCGTTGCCCAGAAAGGCCTCTCCGATGGCGAGTAGATTGAAGAAAAGCGCAGCCGCCATGGCTGCGGCGGTAGCCCTCATCGGCGGGTACGAGGGGCTACGCCTCTACAGCTATCAGGACGTGATTGGTGTCTGGACGGCCTGCTATGGTGAAACACGCGGCATTAAGCCGGGGATGACGTTCACCAAGGCAGAGTGTGACGCGCAGTTTGCCAAAGGCCTCGTAGAATTCGAGACAGGAATGCGCGCCTGCCTGAAGCAGCCCGACGGTATTCCGATCCGGCCATACATCGCCTTCCTGAGCCTGTCCTACAACATCGGCCTTGGCGCGTTCTGTCAGTCGTCCGTCGCACGATATGCGAATGCTGGCGATCTGCGGGCGGCTTGCAATCGCATACCTGCTTTCAACAAAGCAGGCGGCAGGGTGGTTAAAGGTCTCGTGACCCGACGGGGTGACGAGCAGAAATACTGCCTGTCGGGGCTGCAATGATCCCGCGCCTGTATCTCGCCCTTGGGCTGGTCGTGGCCCTGGTCCTTGGCGGTCTCGGCATCTACGCAAAGGCGCGACTCGACGCCCGCCATGCTTTCGAACTGAACACCCTTCGCATCCAGATCAAGACGCTTGAGGAAGAGCGCGCTCGCGAAGAGGCCGCACGCAAGGCCGATGCCGCACAGGCCAAAACCGACCGGGAAGAGGCCGACCTCCAGAAACTCCACGCACAGGATCTTGAAGATGCGCTCACTGACCGGGGCAGGGCTTGCTTTGACGCTTCTGACGCTGACGGCCTGCGGAAGCTTATCAATGGTCCGAACTAGGCCAGCCATACCCGAAGTTCCGGCTGATATTCAGGTGTGCTTCGAGCAGAAGGTGCGCGTGCCGGGTAAGAAGGGCGAGGCACTGACCCAGCAGCAGACGCATCGGCTTATCACCGATCTATGGGCCTCGGACGCGAACAAGACCCGTTGCGGTCGCCGGCTTCTCGCTTTCCTGACCAATCTGAGGCCGGCAGCATGAGCGTTGAGACTGACACCCGCGACCGGGTCATCCGCCTTGAGGCAGAAGTCGAGCAACTGACAAAGTCGTTCGCTGAAACGGCGCACAAGGTCAACGAGATGCACGACCTTCTGTTGCAGGCCAAAGGTGCTCGATGGGTCATCATCGGCGCGGCAACTGTCGGCGGCTTCATCGCGGCGAAGGCTGCCGCATGGCTGCCCTGGATTTCTTCCCTCCCCAACAAATAGGTGTTCCATGACACTGCGAATTGCGCGGCTTCTGGCCGCTATTGGCGTTTGCGCGGCCGTTGGTGGCCTTCTCTTCGTGGCCTCAAAGGCACAGGCTCAGAATGCCCCGCCCTGTGGCGATCTGGCCACAATGGTCGACCATCTCAAAGAGAAGTACGGCGAAGTCGTCGTTTGGTCTGGAGTTCGTGAGGTCAACGGCGTTCAGGTTCGCACTTTCCTCTTCCAGTCTCCGGCCAATACCTGGACCTTGATTGCAGCCCAAGGCACTACGGGTTGCATCCTCGGCACTGGCGAACAGGGAACCCAAGTCATTACTGGCCGGGACGCTTGAGCATGACGCCTCCCGTCTCGGAAGAGGATATGCAGCGGACGCTCGCTGCCTATTTTGCACACGGCGGCAACAATTCCCGCATGGCGGATGACCTTGGACTTGCAAGGAGCACGGTCCAGTCAAGGGTGAAGCTCCTTCATCGAGAGGGGCTTATTCGCGAGGCTCAGCAAGCCGCACAGCAGGACTATACGCCCGATATCGATATGATCGAGGTAGTGAAGCCTCGCGTTCGTGTCCGGGCCTACAATGTAAGCGTCACCCGAGACCTGCCCATCCGCCGCGTCGTTGTGATCGGAGATCTGCATGTCAAGCCGGGGCAGGGCATCGAACATATGCGCCTGATCGGGCAATATGTATCTGAGACCAGACCGGACAACGTGGTCCAGATCGGCGACTTCCTCGACATGGAAAGCTGCGAATTCCATAGCGCCGCTGGCTCTGCCTCCCAGATGAACCGCCCTTCGTTCCAAGACGAGATTTCAGCGGGCGAGGACGCTCTTGAGGCCTACCACAAAGAGATCGGCTTGGGCGAAATCCCTCACGATGTCATCTATGGCAACCACGAATATCGTATCGAGCGGCTGGAGGAGCTGGCACCGAACCTCGCTGGCACATTGACCCTTCAGCGCGATCAGCTATTCGCCCGCTATCGCTGGAAGACGACGCCATATCGCCATTGGCTGTTCTTCGAAGGCGTCGGCTTTACACACGTCCCGCATTCCATCATGCAGAAGCCAATCGGTGGCAGGTATCCTGAAAACACCATCGGCAACCAGAGTACGCATTCTGTTGTCTTCGGGCACACCCACCGCTGGAACCATGTCACAGTTCCGAAGATCGGCATCAACAACGCGATCACCGTGACGAATGTCGGTTGCGCCATGCCACACGGCTACCTGCCCAAATACACGGATGGAGCTACAACCGGCTATACCTACGGCATTGCTGATCTGCGCCTGAGGGGAGGTCGCGTCGAGGGCGCGAACTTCATCTCAATGCTCGATCTCGAATCCAGGTATGCGTGATTGGCTGATCATGCTGCTGATCCGCTGGAACCTGCGAAGCTACGAAAGGAGGCGTCGGTGAACCGCTGCCTCCTGCGCCCCTATACAACGATGCCGCGCAATCCCGAGAGCGTGTGTATTCGTACACCGACATCAAGCCCGAACGAGTATTTCGAGACGGTCCTGACGCCGGAGGAGGCCGAGGATTTCGGCCTTAACCTGCTTATTGAAGCAAGGCGAGCGAAGGCCGCTCGGGCGTCTCGTCTTTGGCTCGAACGGCCTCGATCAGGAAGTGAGCCCTGACACACTCGTCAACCACTGGCCAGTCTTCCAGCGGATTTCCCGCCTCGACATAGAGGCGCTTGGCTCGGAGGGTGAGCGAGAGGCCTTCGCTCAGCCCTTCGGCAATCTGGGTGAACACGGTGCGGCTCAT